ACTAAGTATTGCGCCTGGTTTTATAGTATGGAAACAGCCATCGCTGTGTCCGCCGTGATTTAATGTGTTTATTCTTACATTTGGTATGTTTTGTTTAAGTGCCTGTATTTGATCATCTCTTAGTTTACAGTCATATTGATCTATGTATATGTCTCTACCAACCATAGTATACGATGGCGCAAATATGCCGTCCATTTCCATACTTTGCTTGATATCAATTGAATCATTAAAGTTGTAATCAAAAAATCTTTGAGCTACTCCATTTTCATAGTGTGTAAAGAACAAGTTGTTTCCGCCAACAAACTGCATATCTCTTGTTTGTAACGGAGATCTAGGAACACCCGACGACCAGTACTGACCTCTACCTTGATTATCTATGTAGTCCATAATACCTTTGCTGTGATCCAAATAAGGTCTTACTACATCGCAACCGAAGTCTTTAAGAACTTTTTCGTAATACTCAAGATCCTCTTGGGTTTCATCAGCAATCCTTTGTAATGCCCCACGTATGCGTGTATTTTCAATATCGTCAAAAAACGCACTGCGATAGTGATCGCCTAGCATTACAGTTTCCAACTTGTCCCATTTATTCCATATATTATATTGTCCCGGAGAGACACCGTCCAAATAAGTTGACTTCTCTTTTGTAAAGTCGTATGTGCCAAACTTGTTTAATTTAATATCTTCTCTTAGATCCAATTTAATATATCCTCTAATTTAGTGCTATTTATTTTGTTGACAACCGTGTCATAATCATGTATTGTAAATATAATATAAATGAAAAAGGTATTCACATGTCCGTACGAAACTTTACACAAGAAGAAAAAGATAAACTTGCGCAATTAATCCGTGAAGGAAGTACAATTATGCAAGAGGTAGAAGACCTCAACGGCGGTCTCAAAGACACAGTAAAAGCAATTGCAGAAGAGATGCAAATCAAGCCAGCGGTGCTTAACCGTGCTATTAAAATTGCGCACAAAGGCGACTTTGCTCGAGCTAGCGAAGACTATAGCATCTTGGAAGATATTTTGGTAGCAGTAGGCAAAGACACTTAATGAGTTATGTTGACGCAATCATTGACAAAGATACTGACCGTATTCATGTAGTAGAACGCATCGACGGCAAAAGGGTATACAATGATTATCCTGCTGACTTTGTGTTTTACTACAACGATGCACGTGGCAAGTTTAAAACTATTTACAACACTCCAGTGAGTCGTTATGCTTGTCGTAGTAACAAAGAGTTTCAGCGAGAAAAGAAAATGTACGATGCTGATAAACTTTGGGAAAGTGATATTAATCCTGTATTCAGATGTCTGAGCGAGTATTACATAGAAGCAGATGCTCCTAAGTTACAGGTTGCGTTTGTTGATATTGAAACAGACTTTGATCCAAAGCGTGGGTTTAGTCCTCCTGAGGAAGCATGGAGTGCTATTACTGCTATTACAGTTCACTTACAATGGCTAGATCAATTGGTTACATTTGCTCTTCCTCCCAAGGGGATGAGCATGGAAAGTGCCAACGAAATTGCTGCTAAGTTCGAAAACACATTTATGTTTGACAATGAAGCAGAGATGCTAGACATGTTTTTGGACTTGATTGAAGATGCTGATATCATTTCCGGATGGAACAGTGAAGGGTATGATATTCCTTATTTGGTTACTCGTACTATTAAAATACTAAGCAAAAATGACACACGGCGTTATTGTTTATGGGGGAAACTTCCTAAGAAAAGAATATTCGAACGTTTCGGGGCAGAACAGGTTTCATACGATCTAATAGGGCGTGTACACATTGACTATATGGCATTGTATCGCAAGTATACATACGAAGAACGACATAGTTATAGTTTAGATGCAATCGGAGAATACGAACTCGGCGAACAAAAGATTGCTTACGATGGCACACTGGACAGTTTGTATAACAATGACTTTGAAAAGTTTATTGCGTACAACAGACAGGACGTTGCGCTGCTAGACAAGCTAGACAAAAAGCTACAGTTCATGGACTTAGCAAATCAGCTAGCACACGAAAACACCGTGTTGCTGCCTACAACAATGGGTGCTGTTGCTGTTACTGAGCAGGCTATTATCAATCACGCACATAAACAAAACTTGATTGTTCCTAATAGAAAACGACATGAAGGAAATACTGCGGCTGCTGGTGCGTATGTTGCGTTTCCTAAAAAAGGAATGCATGACTGGGTAGGAGCTATTGATATTAACAGTCTGTATCCAAGTGCTATTCGTGCGCTAAACATGGGTCCCGAAACAGTTGTAGGGCAGTTGCGCTCTACTATGACTGACGAATATATCGAAAATCACATAATAAATAACAAAAAGAGTTTTGCGGATGCTTGGGAAAACATGTTTGGTACACTCGAGTACGAAGCAGTTATGAACAAGCGACACGATGTTGAAATTAGTGTAGACTGGGAAAAAGGTGGTGAAGACATTGGTAGTGATCTACTCACTGCTAGTCAAATACACGAACTGATCTTCACTAGCGGACAGCCTTGGATTTTAAGTGCCAATGGAACTATCTTCAGTTACGAACGCAAAGGCATTATACCCGACTTGCTGGAATTTTGGTATGCGGAACGTAAAGTCATGCAGGCGAAGAAACGTGAAGCAACCGATAAAAAAGACATTGAGTTCTGGGACAAGCGACAGTTGGTTAAGAAGATTAACTTGAACAGTTTGTATGGTGCGATTCTTAATCCTGGTTGTAGATTCTTTGACAAACGCATCGGACAAAGTACAACACTAACAGGACGTAGCATTGCTAAACACATGGATAGTTTTGTAAACGAAGCAGTCACGGGCGAATATGATCATGTTGGCAAGGCTGTTATATATGGCGATACTGACTCTGTGTACTTTAGTGCTTGGCCAGTTATCAAAGATGCTGTTGAAGCCGGCGAGACAGAATGGAACAAAGATATATGTATACAGATTTACGATAGTATAGCAGATCAACTAAACGAAAGTTTTCCTGGTTTTATGGAACGAGCGTTTAACAGTCCCAGGGATATGGGTGCGCTCATTAAGGGTGGTAGAGAGCTTATTGCTAGTAAAGGATTGTTTATCAAAAAGAAACGCTATGGTGTGCTAATTTACGACATGGAAGGTGAACGTTTGGATGTAGACGGCAAACCAGGCAAAGTAAAAGCAATGGGCTTGGACTTGAAACGCAGTGATACTCCTAAGAGTGTACAAGACTTTCTGAGCCATTTGCTTACTACTGTGTTAACCGGAAGTAGTCGCGACGATGTTATTGGCACTATTAAAGAATTTAAGAAAGAATTTAAACAACGCCCTGCTTGGGAAAAAGGCACACCTAAACGTGTTAACAACTTGACTACCTATACTAAGAAATACGAGAAGACTGGCAAGTGCGGTGTTGGGCATGTTATGGCAGCAATTAATTGGAACCGTTTGCGCAAGATGAATGGCGACAATTACAGCACAGCAATCAGCGATGGACAAAAAGTAATTGTTTGTAAACTAAAAAGCAATCCACTAAATATTACTAGCATTGCGTACCCAACGGACGAATCTAAATTGCCCGAATGGTTTAAAGAGTTGCCGTTTGATCAGAAACTAATGGAAGATACTATTGTGACACAAAAAGTTGAAAATTTATTAGGTGTGCTCAGTTGGGATCTTAAAGTTCAAGCAAGTACTACCAATGCGTTTAGTGACATGTTTGCGTTAGGTTAACTTATGAAAACTTTATCAAAAATAGTAACAATACAATCGCAGCTAAACTTTTTTGATCGTCGAAAAGAAATCGATCGATTGATTCAACGGTTACAAGCTGGTAAAAATATTACTCTCGATTTAAATATGCATATAACTGAAGTAACAACAATTTTGAAGTCTGCGGTCAGTGAATTGAGTTTCTTAGACACCGATGAAATTGACAAAAAAATTCCCCAGTTAATTGAGCTTAACGAAGGCCTCCGAACTTACTATCGCTCGCATATACAAGCAAGGTGGAATATTAGAAAGTTCTATAGAAATTCTGTTAAATCTTTAAAAGATTTTTATAACTCTCAACATGCGTTACTAGAAAAAATGAGAGATGACACAGTTCAATTTCAGAAGGACCTTAAAGGTCTTGGAAATATGTTAGATGCTGAACCAAATACTTACATTAACTATATTAATCATAATCGAGACGAGTTAGTTAACCTAGAAAAAACTTTTCAAAGTGTCAATGAAAAACTAGATGCAGCCTATGGCGGAATATCGGGTAGAATTCCCAAAGCAAGACAGCGTTTAGAAGAATTTGCGACATCAACACACATTTATAAACTGTACAAAGTAGATACAATGGAATGGATTGCATCGTTTATTAGTATTATGCATTCACTGAACGAGTTTTTGGAATCAGAAAAACAGTTTATAACACATTCGATTCTCAAAGAACGTAGCAAATTGTCCGGTAGTCAGTTTGTATTTGAGTCTGATGAAGAATACTACGACTACATGAAAAACTGGAATAGCGATTGGGGTGTTGACAAGTTTGCAGGGATAATCGGAAACGTAACTTCATTTAAATACCCAATAGCATATTTTGAACCAAACAGCGGAGAGGTACTTAGAAATGTTATATCTGGGGATCCGTTTTATGTTATCGACAATAGAACTTATCCATACACAAAGCTGCTAGATCAGTTGCCCGATGCTAGTCATAAAAAGTTATTGCTATACAATAAACTAAAAGCACAAACCGGCATGGTACCTGGAAGCATCGGTCTTTGTGTAAGTTGGAATAACTTTCCGTTTTATACTCACGGAGAGATTAATAAAGATTTGTCACTAATGTGTAGCTTGCTTCGCCCTGGCGGATATGCTCTATTCAATTATGCCGATGCTCATACAGTACCCGGTTCCAGATTCATCGAAGATAACAATTTTCCAATAATTTGGTCAGAACGAATGGATCGATTTGCTCAAGAAAACGGCCTCGAACTTATAAAAAAATTCGTCGACGAATCAACTGGCACTTCCCAAATATATCCGTTTTCTATTTGTCTTTATCGGAAAGAAGGCGAAACCGAAGATTTAAATCTTGTTAATAAAGTAGGTTTAGTATTGCCTGATTTAGCATATCTCAAAAAAAAAGAGTAGCCGAAGCACAGGAAAATAGTAAAGTCAAAGCAACCAATCGTTTATTGGAAAACGATTTAAAAAGATTAGAAGAACGCAACAACTTACGTATTAATACATCTAGAAATAAAGATGCCAAAGAAATAATAGAAGCAAAATTAAACTTGGCTACTAGCAATCTTAATGCTGCTATCTCAACCTATAAAGATTTTAGTCATCCTAGTATTCTCGAAAGTTTATTAAATGTTAGTAAACTAAGCTATTACTCGGGCAGGATTAAAGACAGCCAACATACAATTAAACGTGGACTTAAAAAAGTACAAAACTTTCCTGACAACGATATACTAAAACAAAAATATATCGAATGGGAAACTTTTCTAAATAATAGTTGACATACCAACAACAATCAGTTATACTCGTATTAATCACAAAAGGAATTATCAATGAGAGATTATCTACTTGACATTGTCAAACACACACTACCAATGAACGCATTTAGTCAGCTTCGAGTTGACAGTAACGAAGGCAGTACATCAATCAGTGCTACCGAAGCAGAACGTCAACTTGTTATGCAGGCAAGGACACATGCGGCAATTCCGCAGTTTCAAGGAACATTTGGGCTTCCTAATTTAAACTTGCTTAACACACTACTAAACATTCCGGAATACGACGAGTCAGCAACTATTAGCTTCGATCTTAAAGAAGGCAATGAAGTAGTTCCGTTTAAACTGCATTTTAAAAATGCCGGAGGCGATTTTGAAAACGATTTTCGATTAATGAGCAAAAGTGTTATTGAGGATCGCGAACCATTGTTAGCACTAACTGCAAAGTTTCCAGTAGAATTTAACCCAAGCGTAAACAGCATTACACGTTTAAAGTACCAAGTAAGCGCAAACCCAGATGAAAAAACAGTACAGTTTGACGTTAGCCAGGGCACAGTTCGTGTTAGTGTAGGCGATGCTAGTAGCCATAGCGGTAGCTTTGTATTTGCTACCGGAGTTGATGCTTCATCGAGTTATAATTTTGATGTTCCTAGTGCGTTTGTACTTGGATCGCTAAACATGGATGGTGACAAGAAAATTCAAATCGGCGAAATTGGACTAAAAATTACAGTAGATAGCGGACTTATCAGCTACGACTACATGATTCCAATGGCATCGAAGTAAGGTATTTTGTGGAAACTTTAGACTTAGAACCTACGCAAAAAGACTATGCGGTGTTCTTGCCTGCGCTTAGTGGCTTTTATGCTACGTTCGTGGGCAAGCAACGCTACAGCGATTATGTTGATCCAGCAAGAATACCAGCTGGGTTTACCAACAGTGTTGAGAGCCTTAACTTTTTAGCTAAAGATAAAAATGCGTTTAGGTACCCATGGGCATTGTACAGTGCTGGGCATGCTAACTTGGACATTTCTAAAACAGTAGAAAAAGAAGATATGGTGCGCAACAGAGATCGTGCTAACAGTTTTTTACTAGGAGATAGTGGTGGTTTCCAAATTGCTAAAGGGTTGTGGCCAGGTGAGTGGGCAGATCCGAACTGTCCAAAAGCAGCCAAACAGCGTGAACTAGTACTTAACTGGATGGAAGAGTACATGGACTACGGAATGGTACTTGATATTCCAACTTGGACTTTCCGTGATCCTAAAGCGTCAGCAGCCTGTGGTATACGCAGCTACCAAGATGCTGTTGACGCTACTAAAATCAATAACGATTACTTTATACAAAACCGTAAAGGAAATGTAAAGTTTCTTAACGTACTACAAGGAGGCAATCATCAAGAAGCCGACGACTGGTATAGCATTATGAAAGATTACTGCGATCCAAAAGTATATCCCGACACACACTTCAATGGATGGTCAATGGGTGGACAAAACATGTGCGATGTACATCTGGTACTAAAAAGACTGGTTATGCTCATACATGATGGATTACTCGAGACTGGGTTACATGACTGGATGCACTTCTTGGGCACCAGCAAACTAGAATGGGCATTGTTGTTAACAGACATACAACGAGCAGTACGAAAATATCACAATCCAAATTTCACTATCAGTTTTGATTGTGCTAGTCCGTTCCTGGCTACAGCCAATGGCATGCTTTATACACATAACAAATATCCCGATCGAGGCAAATGGGTTTACAAAATGGAACCCGGTGTTGACGATAAAAAGTATGCTACTGATACAAGAATGTTTGGTGATGTACTGAGGAATGATGCCGGAATAACATTTACAGAAGGTCCTATTAGTGATAAGCTATTTGTAAAAGATGTATGTATATACAAGCCAGGTGACTTGAACAAAAATGGCAAAGAAGGCAAAACTAGTTGGGATAGTTTTAGCTATTGTTTACAAATGGCACATAATGTTTGGTCGCACTTAGACGCTGTACAGCAAGGCAACAAGTTGTATGACGAAGGCAAGACACCTGCTATGCTAGTAGATGGTAGATACGACGAAATTTATTTTAAAGATGTAATAGATGAAGTATTCAGTTTAAAAGACAGAGACAAGAGCTTACAAAAAATCGAAGACTACAGTAAGTTTTGGATGAGAGTAGTTGGTACTAGAGGATTTACTGGCAAAAAGACTGTAAACAGCCACACAGGTTTTGGTCAGATGTTTTCAACAGAAAGTTAACAATGAAGATTACAGGACACGCAGGCATTACTGTTCACCAAGATATTGGTACAGATAGCGAATCTTATCAAGTAGTACTTGACAGCGACACTAGAGAACTGTTAGAGTATATTAGAGAGATAAGACAAATGACTGGTCATTATACTGGATTTAATTTTGCAAATAATCTATTAGATGTTGACGAAGACTTAAAAATGATGAAAACTTGGTACCTCGAAGACAGAGATTTACGAGAAGATAACCCAGCTGTAAAGGAAGCTTGGGAGCATTACCAAATGATGTTAGTACTAGCAAAAC